GCCGATAGGTTCGCTCTATTCACGCGCCGCCGGGGCCGTTGGAGCAACACTCTACGTATCACGTGGTGGTGGAACCTGGAACCCAGTGGCAGGCGTATAGATGTATCTCAAGAAGACATCCGCTAATCTAAATCCACGTGGTGAACAACCACAATCCAACTTGCAGATTAGCACGGTGCGCTCATTCGAGGGCGGACTGAACGTCACCGATACCGACCTCAACATGGCACCTAAGTATGCGAAGGTGTTGGATAACATTGAGCGTGCCATTGATGGATCACAGAGTGTGCGTCCAGGCACACAGCTTATCATTACGCTCCCAGACACGAGCGATGTCGTCAACTGCTATTACTTCAATGACTACGTAATCAGTGTGCAGTTTAGCGGTGCCATTGTCAGATCGAAAGGCGATGGCACGTTTACGCCATTGCAGAAAGCAGGTGCGAACTTGTGGCCTGCTGGTAGTGTTGAAGTGAACTTCACCATATTCAATAGTGATCTGATCATCGTCAATGGTCGTGACAAACCAATAATCATTAGCGGTGATCCGACCAATCCACGTTATATGGAAGTCGAGTTCCTGGTTGACCTTGCCACGGTATCGAACGTGAATACGCCTGTAGGCAAGTATGTGATTGCACATTCGCAATACACTATAATCGCAGGTGTTCCAAGTGAACCAAGTTCCATCTACATCTCGGCTAAGGGCACGAGTGGCACACACTTTGGCGACCCCGCTCCGAACGATGCTGTTGTCGTTGATCTTGGTCCTCGTGTATCTCTTGGCTCAGCGATTATCACTGGTATGGTCGCATATCGTGATAAGCTAATGGTTACGTTCGAGCGTGGTGTGTTGCCTGTCAACTTGGGAGTGTATACCGGCACACCGGCTGTGCACGCACCAACAGATGATGGCTTCATTGAAGAGTTTGGTTGCCTAACGCATCGCTCATTGGTGAGTGTAGGTGATGACACGTTCTATGCAGATAACGTTGGCGTCAATTCGATCTCACGGATCAACCAGTTCAACACTCTGCGTCCCATACGCGCAAGCCATCTTATCGAACCGCTAACCACTGAACTCATCCAGCCGCTAAGTCGTGCGGACATTAGCAAGTATGTGTTCGCAGTCTACGATCTACGCAACTTCCGCTATATGTTGTTCGTGCCGCGATTTGAGGGCGGTGTCGTGGTGGAGACGGTATGCTTCAGCTACATGAACATACCAAGCCTGAAGGTGCAAGCATGGGCACGATTGCGTGGATGGAAGTGGCAAGCTGCGTGTCGCACATCATTGCAGAATGTTATATTCGCAGGTGGACACAAGCTGTATGCATATGACTTCGCTAATCCTGAGACAGCGTTAGATTTCCTAAACGATTCCGCAATTGCTAGTGGCAAGGGCGTGCCGATCACATTCGATTGGGAATTGCCTTGGGCTGATTTCAAACATCGCATGGATATTAAGGTATCGCGTTATATCGCAACCGATACACAAGGCACAGGGCAGTTCACGGTTGAGGCATACGTCGATAACATAGTCAACTACCATGGTGCACGTGCACCGATGCTATCCATGAAGTTCACTGCTGGTGACACAGCCGGATATGGCAATGTGCCGTATGGTGATTCGCCATATGGTGGTGGTAGACAGACATCAGACGAGCGTCTGTTCGCATGGACTACGAAGTTCAAGCTGCTCAAGCTGCGGTTCTTCGGCACAACCCGTCATAGGCTGAAATTCATCAGCGTATCAATCGCATACATACATGGTGGTATACGCAGATGACAACACTCACGCACAACTTGCGTATGTATGTCCCCGACTTTGACCAAATCCCATGGGACACAGAAGTTAATGGCAACTGGCAAATCCTGGATGCCACAGTTGGTATGTTCACAGCCATACCCAATCTGGTTGGTGTATGGAAGAACTCGACCGCGTATACGTTTGGTCAATCAGTGATTGACTCGGTGGATAGCAGCATATGGGAATGCCTGCAATCACACACGAGTAGCGATGCTCCTATTCTGTTCTCGAATGAACGTGTTACGTATCCAGCACGTTGGACACAGACAACACAGAGTGCACAGTCGTATGCGGCACAGGCTGCTGCCAGTGCAACTGCTGCTGCGCAAAGTGCTGCGGCTGCTGAAGCTGCTGGTGCTGCTGCTGCTAATAAGTTGCCACTTGCTGGTGGCACAATGACTGGGTTCATTACACTGAATGCTGATCCAACTGCTGTGTTGCATCCTGCTACGAAGCAGTATGTGGATGCACGTGTTGGTGCTACAGGATTTCTGCCTACGACTGGTGGCACGTTGACTGGGCCGCTGATCGTATCGCATGGTATTACATACAACAACATGGTTGTTGGAGAACGCCGAGGTATGGCGTTTGGCTGGAATGGTTCCGCAGTTACCGCAATGGTAGATGGTGTTGGTGTATCACCACTTGCATCGCAGACATTCCTCAGTGCTAACTACTTGCCGATCAGTGGTGGGACCATCACTGGTAATCTGACTGTGAATGGTTCAGTAACTACACCAACGAATTTCGTTCTAAGCAATAGTGGTGGATACTTTGCAAGCAACGCCACACTTACCATTCTGCAATGGGATGGTGGTGGATGGAGTCTACGCTATACACGTGCAACAGGTGCACTTGAATATCTTAATGGTTCAGGCACACAATTATTCTCGATAAATCCGTCTGGTGCTGGATTCTTTGCAGCAGGTATGGCTACAAATGGTTCCGTTGTTGCACAAACAGGCAACGTGTATGCACGTGGTGGATCAGTATTCTGTGGAGCAGGTGATCGTGCACGGTTGTATAGCGACAACTCAACAATAAGTGAGGTGCAGTTCCTAGACAGCTACAGATTCCGTTTGGCTTGGGGAACAGGAGTACTGAATTATCAGAATGCTAGTAATACTACACTCCTAGCAATTGATCCTGGTGGTAGCCTTGCAATGCTCGGCAACATCACTGCTGGTGGCCTTGTGATTGCTGCTGGTGGAGGAGTACAGATTGGTAATGGTGCCACTGGTCGTATCATGCAGATGTCACCCAATTGGTATTGGGACTGGACTACTGCGGACGGGACGATGACTTGGTTCACTACAGGTGGACCGTTCTGGGTCATGCGTAAGACAGATAATCTCTGCTTCAACAATGTAGGAGCAGTAGGTGCAACGTCATTCCCTATCATATCGGACGAACGTCTGAAGCAAGACATCACACCACTGCGATATGGCCTGGATGTGATCAAGCAGATCAATCCAATCACGTTCACACGTGTTGCGAACAACAAGCATGGTGTTGGCTTCTCAGCACAGAACGTGCAACTGGTTATTCCAGAAGCCATAACGCGCTTGGGCATTGAGTTGCCTGATGGCAGTGGTGGTATGGACAGTGATGAACCAACACTCGGTGTTAGCACTGAGCCGATCATTGCTGCGCTGGTCAATGGTATGAAGGAAATCGCATCGCGTCTCGATGCATTGGAGAACAAATGAAACAGCAACCGATTCAACCAAACACACCACTGAGTGTGACCATGAGTGCTGCTGAATGGCAGAATGTGCTGACCATTCTCAACAAGGCACCATACGATCAGGTCGTTGGTGCGATACAAGCCATTGTGACACAATGCATGGTTGCAGTTGATGCAGATCGTCCCGCTAACTGAAGAGAATGTTGGCTATGCGGTTGGTCTAGCACATGAGTTACACGGTCTAGGGTATTATGGCACACATGGCCCAGCATTCAACTGGGGACATTGCAAAGCCATGATGCTCTACACGATACCGCAGAAGGACTATTACTTTCGTTTAGCGGTAGTGGATGAACAATATGTTGGTGCGGTATGTGGCAAGGTGGTTCCATTCTACTTCAGTCCCGACCTGATGGGGATCGAGGATGCATGGTATGTGCGTGAAGGCACACACAGCAGAGCCGCTATCGGTATGCGATTGATGAAGGGCTTCGTGGATTGGTGTATCGATACGCACAAGACTGTGTTGGTGCAGAGTGGTGACGTGGCTGGTATCAACACCATTGGGGTGGATGCGTTGTATAGGCATATGGGCTTCACACGGTTTGGGTCCATATACAAGTATGTGAGGACATAGGAT